GGTTGCGAGGGATCACAACGGATTGAATACCTGTGTTGTGTATCATCTTGATCTTAGGTCGTCGCTTGCCACCCATCAGTTTGAAAATACCTTTACGCTTACCGAGGTCTAGGAATAGGTATTTTCGCCCACTGGCTGCAGCTTCACGCACGGCAAGGAAGTTTCTTTGCTTCCGTGTCATTCCAGATTTACGTCGCTTAGACAGCCTTACGTTTGACATCTTGTTGGCCTTACGAGGCAATCGTGTGCGTGGTTGTGTGTTTTCACCCTGTCCCGCTGAATACGATGTCGCAATGGTCGGGTTCGTATTGACCCCGCCAAATTCCTGATCTTCCATGTAATCAGCCGTTGAACCCACAGTCGCCGCTTGCCGCTTGATATCAAGGGTCTTTGTCTGATCGACCCTAATGGATTGAATGGTAAATCGGTTACGTGTGATCATCTTCTCGCGAATATTGTCTTGCCATATTTTACGGGTGGCAAATGCTGAACTATTCACGGTCTGTTTTGTAGCGAATGGAAAAGATCGTTCTGCAAATACCTTCAGATCCGATTCGAGTCGTTTTATATCCTTGTCGTCAATATCAAACATGATAAACACCTCCTAGTTATGATCAATAATACCACGGTTGTTACACTACCCAGCACCCCGAACGCACCCAGCATATCGGTGTGAGCTTAAGTTACTGATTTTTGTATTCTTTATACCCCTTTCTCTTTATACCCCTTACTATACTAACTCTATAGAGAATAGTATAGTAAATAGTATAGATAATAATAAGAGTATTATATTATATATTAATAATCGTAATAATAAGTATGATAAAAGACAAAGAGAGAGACAGAGAGTGTCGGAGTGCTGGGTGTGAGGCTAATCGACCGCAAACCCACGACACCCGTGGTTATCCGCCCACACTGTACCGTTTTATAGTACGGTGGGTATATTAATAACTGAGTATAATGTGTGTAATTGTGATGTAATTGCAAACATGATACTATTGCATTTTTAATATATTTGGAGAATATCATAATGTCACGAAACATATTTTATCATGTCGACGGACAACCATCGCCGCTACCAACAGACATAGAGGAGGCGAAGCGGTATCGAAAACGTAATTATTTCGACGTAGCCGCTTGCCCAACGTGCATAGAACGCGGCGACGTGGGTTTATTCACAAAAGCACGTTTCACATCGAACAGTGAATGTTGTCATTGTGCGTTAATCGATGCATTAGATTTTTATAATTTGGCGATAAATGTGTACACATTCGACTTGCAAAACGATGGTTCAATGTTGATTTATTCGGATCGTGATGGATCAGAACGACCAGTATCGAATGAATATTTTAAACGATTTCAAACATCACTTAATTTGTTTGGTGAAGAATCCGCGCCGGTCAATCGACAAAGTGCAATCGCACATGATTTGGGTTTTTTCGTCCATCCTGAACCTTGTAAAAAATCCGGTCATTTTGGTATTCGTACGGTGAAAGGTGAATGTTATTTTTGCGAAAACGAACGAAATACATTATCAGCGCGACAACAAGCTATTGCACATGGTGAAAAATGGTACATACCTGAAACAACTTGTAAAATATGCAATACCCAATCACCAAAACACGTCGATAATGGTCGTTGTCAAAATTGTGGAGATCTCAATGGTCCAAAAACGTCACCACGCCAAATAGCGATATCAAACGGTGAATCATGGTATACACCTGTCCAACCATGCCCCAAATGTCACACAATTGCAGATCGTCGTGTTACTGACGGTCATTGTAAGGGTTGCGTCGCACCGCCCACACGTGATCACAGGGTCACTGCAGAGTCAACAATGATGAAAGAATTTCCCGATATGATTTTATCGCGTGACGATGCACGAGGTTTGGGTATTAAGGTGTATAGAACAGGTGGACCATGCAGAAGGGATCACCGTGGATTTCGCTACACATCCACGGGGAATTGTATTGAATGTTTGAATGGTTAAGGTAGCATCCTTGCCGCTGCATGTTGTGGCGGTAAACTCCTATTGTATGATTCAAGCATAATGCGTTCATCAAAGTAGTAATCAGGATCAATACCTAAATGTGATCTGACAATAATTTCGTATTTATTTACACGTCGAATTCGTGCAATTATTAAATACGCCGTCAATATCCATGCAGCAATTAGCCAGTTCATAATTCAGGCACCTCGATCGCAATAACACCACTGATGCATTCGGTCATGTACCAACCATTATGTCCATGTCGAGTGAATTTATATAAATCATCACCGTTATACCATGCGTGACGTGCTTCACCTTTGTATTTGATCCAACACCACCCGATCGTGTCGTATTGATCCGTGGGTATCCATTGTGGGGCAAATGTACGTTCAATATTACGAACCAACGTGTCACAGTTAGAAATTGTGTCACTTAGTTTCGCGTTACTAAGTGCACGTTCACACATAACATACAATGCTGACCGATGTGATTCAGGCCGTTTCAATGAAGGCCATTCAAAACCTGGTTCCATATGACCACAGTTGTCACGAATGCACCTTTGTGGTGCGGTGATCCCTTCACCAACGGTTCGCATTTTATGACCGAGTACTTTGCACCATTTATTCATTTCAACAACCTCTTTATTTTAAGTAATTCCCTACGTGCTTTACCGATAACAGCAAGTTGATTGAAATTACCGTATTCAACCTGTTCAGCAACTTCAATCAATCCCTGAATGTCGACAGGATGTAATAATTTCGCTCGTTCGATGGTGTCCATCGCAACAAATTGTCGATCACCTTCATCCATTGGTATATCTGGTTCAGGTCGGATTGTTATTTTAGTTGCCGTTTTACATCTAGGTGGATTCGGGTCGTTCACATCCCACGTAAACCCACATTGATGACAACACATTCCATCATTCTCCTGTCTTGCCTTACACGTAGACATTCCACACCCCTTTGATGCATAAGCATCGTTTGATACGTTCAGCTTTGAATTCATTGAACGCAATTCGTAATAAATGACCCAAATCAGTCGATTGAATTAGCATTGTTCGTTCGCCTCCAATAGATTCATACACCACCAAACTGACTCACCAGGTAATACACAACACAGGATTTCAACATCGTTGTTCAAACAGATATATTGACGGCCTAAACCGTCAACACCCCAACTGTATTTGTTCATTTAACTTCGACTTTGAATATTTTTGTTTTTGCAACTCGCTGCCATGCATGTGCACGAGGAACCCACGCATAAAACTTACCGTTGACTTCTTTTGCTTCAAATTCGTTTGTTCTAATTCTTGCGACTAAAGTTGTTTTCATGATTTCGATTCCCGTTTGCGCTGTTGATGTAATGAATATTACGCCATACTGACGGACACGTCAACACGAAATTACGATTTCTTTCGTTTTTTATTCTTGAACCGTTGGTAATAGGGTTTTTCTTCGATGCGTACCGTCAAAATCGGTTCATTAGCATGCGTTGTGATAGCGAATTCATGACTTAATGGTGTGGCGACTGCAGTATATGCCATTAGCGATATTGCGAGTCTGGTTGATAATACGCTGCTCATGAGATCACCCACACCATCCGTTCAAACACATTGCTATTGGTTCGCATATGACTTGCCAATTTTCGAGATAGCAAATATAAATAACCATTATTTCATCACCTTCACCGTATTCGAATGCACTTGAACGTGTAAATGTAAATTAAACCCTTCACCATGTAACAAACAACATTTTAAACTTGATCGTTTCGGATCATATGACCAATTATCGTTAATGAATTTCTCAATACATTTACCCGCTGCTTCATCACGCATTCGTAAATCAATCCCACGTACTGGCAATTGACCGTGAACACCATCATCATTCATTCGAAAAATACTGGTGATAGTGAATTCTAAACCCGTTTCAACTTCCACCCATCGCAATACATCACGTAATGTCGTATGTATAAATTCTAGTTGTTTGATATCTATTTTCATGAAAATACCCTCGCTGCTTGCATGTTAATGGCACCTTGTGCCTCTTGATACACCCTAACCACTTCGGCGGGTGTTTGAATATTCGCGCTAATATGACCATTACGAATGAATAATCGTGGTTTTTTACCATCATCCATTGGTATCGGATTATTAACACGCCCGTTATTTAATGCAGGATGCCAATCATAACCAAGTGATTGCATTAGATCGCGCCGTTTATTGTGTGGTATCGCTCGTGCTGAATGAGTTGATTGTAATAATCGTTCAACTGCTACGGACGACACCCAACCACCCGCGAAACCTGGTCGATCTTCCTCAATTGCTTCCTGTATTTCTTGCTCAATACCACCCATTGACGCAACCATTGCTTCTTTGGTGCTAGTCGTATCAGGTGCGCGGTGACATGCACCTGCAGGATTCAATTCGTTCGGTATTGAATATGATGTGAGGTAATCAGTCACAATTGCGTACCCTCCAGTTTTCAACCATCTGTACAGATTAGGGAAATAATCACCACTCATTCCATCACGCGCGATGTCATCAACGGTTTGTTGTGCAGTATAGAACACAGCGAATCGACGATCATTACGTGTTTTTCTCACACCTGACTTATCGTTCATGTTAATGATGAAATTCGCACATACCGACATGGTGATTTGATCAACACCTTTTAATTGAATTTCAAGTTCATCATTTGTAATCATCGGTAATAATGCCTGCATGACTTCATTACGATGATCAGCAACGAAAATATCCTCAACACCTATGAATAGTTTATTCAACATCCAACCATTGAATTTATTATCGATATCGTCAGCTTTTGGCATGTGGGTGTAACGTTTTCCGACCGCTGCAGCCACGCATCGTGTAAATAGTGTTTTTCCGTTCCCTGGTGTTCCTTGGATCAAAGGGCACCACTGGAATTTAACACCTTTGTGTTGAATACACGCCGCCATATATGCCAGTAATATTTGACGATCAGATTCATGTGGTAATACTTTCGATAAATGGGTGAGGAATGGTGAAGCGTCGCCGGGTTTACGTGGTGTATCAATCGGCACATATGTGTTCACCAACGTACGGTTTTCTTCTTTTATGAGTTCCCCAGGCTGTAATTCAGGACGAAAACAGATTGTTTCGGCCATTGGATAACGAATAATTTGTGACTCCGTGAACGCTTCCCACGCCTTGCGAGTGGTTTTTTCCCCACCGTCATCTAACTGGAAGCAATATCCACCGTATGTGGCGTTGAATTGTTCTGATTTCAACAATGCACCTGACGGCGTGAATATTCGGTGTAGATCTTGAATGTATGCACAACCTTTGAAATATTCGATTTGTTGCGTTGCGCCTAAATATTGATATCCATTAACGACGGTGGGTTCGTTTAAATCCGCACCTATCGGGTTAACAGCCGATTCAACAGGTGTTAATGATTGGTTGATTTCTTCGACGGTTTTATCTTTGTTATTCAGCCAAAATTTTGCCGTGGGAACTTTACAGAACTTGAGTATTAATTCTTCATCACCCATACATTCCGCTAATTTTTCAGCACGAACGTTGGTTGCATATGCACGCTGTGCGTCTGAATTCGCCCGTAATTTAACACCACCGAATTGATCAGCGATCGCATCATCAACATCACCACCAACCGAATACACAGTTTCCTGCATCGATACGGCTTTAATAATCGTATTGTGTAAATAGCTTTTATGTGATGTCCATTTGTCACGAACAAGACCTGATAACCACATAAGTTTAGAAATGCGTTCACAGTTATTACCTGTCCAAAACGCGAGGTGTTGAGCAAGTGCAGCATCAGCGGTCGATTCATCGAATTCACCATTATCACTACCATCAGGCGCATATGATTCAGCGAGTGCTTCGACGTTGCGTTCCCATAAATCAACGAAACTACAACGACCACCAAACACACCACCGGCTGAAGTGCTTGCAAGTGCTTTTTTCAATAATTCTTCGTCATTGTCTGAACCTGTCCATTGTGCGACCGGTTCGTTCGTCCACGTCGTGGGATTGACGACAGTTTTCGGTGGAAAATATTTCGCCACTAATACGGACGATATCGCGGAATGATCAACCGATGCAGATCCGACGGCGTTAGTACCGGTTAAAGCAACGAAACGACCTTCAGTGTATAACTCAAGACCTAGTGGAATATTTTTACAGGCATGATCGGGAACGTTACCCTGACATATTATGTGCAGTCCACGACTTGATTGTGAAACCTCGATCGCTGCACCGGGTAGCATTGATATGATATCCATTGCAACCGGCGACCATGTAGCATCATCAGGTTCAAGACATTTATCGAGATCCACGAAGAAAAACGGATCATCACGCGTGAATACGAAACCTACCCCGTAACCGTCACCGTATAATTTAGCGGTATCAATAGCGGTTTGACCATCCATCCACATCGCCGGATCATGCGCGTCACCAACTGCAGCGGTGCGATAATCGACCGGTAATTTTACTTGTTTGCCGTCGCGTTCAGTTAAAATCCACAGGATAAATTGTTTACATGATGCTAACGGTTTAAATGCGTCCGGTAGTGTCTGCATCGTTTAAACCGCAATACTTGCAAGTGCACGTTTTTTCAATTCCGTCGATGCTTTACTGACATGCGGGTCATTACTTAAAACAGCTTGTGCGATTATCTCCAATACTTCATGCTGAACGGCATTTCGTACAATCGATCGCCTTAATTGACTCATTGTGTTGAAATACCGGGTCACAAGACCGCTTGAAACACCTGCTTTTTTCGCTAACCCATCACGCGTGATTCGTTGATATCCATCAATTTTCGCCATGTCCACAGCAGTGTTGAGAATATGCGCTCTACGTAATACAGGATCAACACGAGATTTGTTCACATCGTGTGATTTTTCGCTGATGTTTTCGCCTTTTAATTCTTCGACGAAATCTGAGAAATTACATCCCATGATATGAGGGAATGAACCATCCGGTATTTCAGCACGTTTACATAAATCACTACGTGACAGATTGATCAATCCATCCGTTTCGACCATCTTGACTGCTATTTTCTTAATTTGTTCACGTTTCATTTGTTCACCTGTTTGTTGATTGATTCGATATTACTACGTGTTACCGTCATCGTCAACACTGCATATTTCATAACATACCCTTAATAAGTTGAATTAAATTTGCGGTTTCGATCATTTCTTCATAATCAACTAATTCACCATTTTCATCATGTAATGACTCTGCATTATTATTTGCCTGTATTATATATTTCTCGACTTTCGATATTATTTGCCGCGACAATTCTGCATCCCGAATTAAATTTGCTAATTCCACCACATCACCCGATGTCATATTTTGAGCGTCTTTTATTTCCATACGTTCAAGCATGTTTCGCGCTTGCTGTTCACATGTGATCACAATGTCCCCTCACTATTAGCAAATGCAGCATCACCACCCATTGATGCAACCAATTGAAGAAAATTCAACTGTGCGAGTTCTTTTTCATCGCCTGAATATTTCCACGATCCGTGTTTCACTTCTCGTGCAACGAATTGTCCAATGATTTGCCCGACATGATATTGTTGGATAATCACAGGGCGCAAACCAATTAGATCACTTGATTTTGTGGTGTTATTCATCTGTTTTGAATCGTTTGCCAAACCATAACGAATGAAATTACCTTCATCAGTAGTCGTTGCACCTACATTATTGCGCCACAACCTTGCACCGAGTTTACTGGCTTCAATTCGTATTCGTGTTTGGATTGCCGCTTCTGATTCACCATCATGTGGGTTCGGATCAGTATTAATCAGACCGAATTCACGTCGCAAATCTTCGACCGCTTCGAACGGTATACCGTGTTTGATTGCCCATTGATTAAGATTCATTTTAAGTCCGTGTTATAACGCGTAATTACTATAAGTGTTTGATTCTGTTGGCTACGAGTGCAGATAGACGGAAACAGTTCACGTCATAA